AAAAAGCGGTTGCCCTGGCAGAGCAGATCGTAGAACAGGCCGCGGAAAGGAAGGTGGGTTAAATGGCAAGAAAGAGCAGAAAAGAAACAGTAATCACGGCTGAGCCAGTACCATCTTTATATGTTCATGTAGCACTGTATATCCGGCTTTCCGTGGAGGATAACAAGAAACGGGGATGTTCGGTGGAAAACCAAAAGCTGGTCCTGAATGATTTTCTTGCTGATAAACCGGATTTTGTCGTCTATGATACCTATATCGACAACGGCATGACGGGCACGAATTTCCATCGTCCGGGCTTTCAACAGATGCTTTCGGATATTGAGGCAGGCTATATCAACTGTGTGATTGTTAAGGACCTATCCCGCCTGGGGCGTAATTCCATTGATACCGGCTATTATATCGAACAGTATTTCTACACGCACAATGTCCGTTTTATTGCGGTTACAGATCAGTTTGATACGGCAGACCCCGGCAATCTTCACGGAGGCATTATGCTTCCGCTGAAAAACATGATAAATGAAGCCTATTCGCTGGATATTGGCCGGAAGATCAAGGCCCAGGCAAGGCAGGCCATGAAAGACGGTGACTATATTGGCGCACGGGCTCCATACGGCTACCGGAAAGACCCGGAGAACTGTCATAAACTGCTGATTGACGAGGCCGCCGCTCCTGTTGTGCAGCAGATTTTCCAGTGGGCTTATGAGCGTGTAGCGTTAAACCGTATTGTGCGTAATCTGAATGAAATGGGGATTCCTGCCCCAAGCCATTATAAAAAGACTACCGGTGAAATTACCAGCCCTGGGCTGATCGGGAGCGGGAAATGGCAGACCCGTACTGTAATGAAGATACTGGAAAGTGAGGTTTATACCGGTGATCTGGTACAGGGCAAGACCAAAATTGTAGACCACCAGCAGGTACAGGCCGGAGACGATAATCTGATCGTTGCAAGGCATACCCATGAGCCTATTATCAGCCATGCGGTTTTTGAGGCGGTACAGGACTATCGGAAACAGGTCTGCGAGCAAAGCAAGGCTGTGCCAAAAAAACCATATACCCCCAATATCTTTAAGGGAAAGGTATTCTGTGCGGATTGCGGCAGGAGTCTCCACCGGCAGCGGGCGGAGCGCAAAAAAGGGCCGGATATTTACTGGTTTCATTGCCTTACCAACAGCCGGGTAGAAAAAGATAGCTGCAAGGGTGTGATGATACAGGAAACGGAGCTGATCGCTACGGTCACATCTGTTTTGGAGAAAGAGCTGACGGTTGCCCTGGGAATGTCTCTCCCCCTCTTTCAGTTGGAGGCAAGGCAAAAACAGGAAAAGGATAAACTCAGGGGCCAGATGTCATCCAAACGGCAGGAAATTGAAAAGAAACGCCGGTTGATCCGCGGCCTATATGAGAACTTTGTACAGGGTGTTTTGACAAGCGAGGAATACTTTGAACTGAAAGCGGATTATGAGGAATCCATCAATACACTGTCCGGTGAGATCACCGAGCTTGAAAGGGATATGGATGCTCTCGACGAACAGTTTGTACGCTACCGGACTATGGAAAAGGATGCAAAGTCACTGGCAAAGGATCACCTGCTTACGGCAGAACTGATTGACCGGCTGATTGAGCGGATCGAGATAGACCACAAACGGGATATTCATGTGACCTTCCGCTTTAAGAGTGAATTTCAGGGAAAGGAAGTGGAGTCATGCGCAAATATGTAATTGCCCTTTATATTCGGTTATCCGTGGAGGATATTAAGACAGAAAGTTTGAGTATTCCGAACCAGCGCCTTATCCTGCGGGAAAAAGCCATGTCGCTGCCGGAATGGGATAATGGCGAGGTTTTGGAGTTTGTCGATAATGGCCATACGGGTACGAATTTTGAACGTCCCGCAGTGCAGGAGCTTTTGACGATGGTGCAGGCAGGAAGTATCGACTGTATCATTGTCAAAGACCTATCCCGGTTTGGACGCAACAGCATTGAGACCGGTTATTTCATCGAGCGGGTGTTTCCGCTCTATCACACCCGGTTTATCTCTGTCAGCGACGATTTTGACACCGTCAATTTCAAAGGAGATACCGGAGGGATTGATGTTGCCTTTAAGTATCTTATCAGCGAGTGCTACAGCCGTGATATGTCCATGAAAACAAAAAGCGCCAAATATGCGAAGATGCGCCGGGGCGAGTACCAGAGCGTTATCTGTCCTTACGGCTACCGCAAAAGCGCAGACGGGCGTATGGAGCCGGACGAAAATGTTGCGGGAAATGTCCGTCTGATATTTGAATGGGCGGCTGAAGGCAATACCGCAGCAGAGATCACCCGCAAGTTGTACGCCCTCCATATTCCCACGCCTGGAGAGTATCGGAGGGATAACGGAAAAGACCATTATAATGTGTCAAGGACACACGGCGTATGGAGCAGTTCAACAGTCCTGCGGATGCTGGAGGATCAGCGGTATATCGGCACCTACATAATCGGCAAACGCAAGGTGCAGGAAATCGGCAGCCGCTGCATGAAGCTCAAAGATGAAAGCGAGTGGTTCAAAATCCCCGACCATCATTCCGCGATTGTCAGCAAGGAATTGTTTGAGCAGGCCAATACTTCTATTAAGCGTTTTTCCCTCCCCAATAAAAAAAGGCGTGACTATCTGCTTCGGGGAAAGGTGTTTTGTGGATGCTGCGATCATGCTATGTCACTCAGAAATGGAGCATGGTTTTATTGCCGTCATTCCGAAGTGTCAGAAAGTTTTCCCTGTCATGGCGTGCGGGTAAAGATGGCTGATCTGGAGCAGGTAGTCTTTGAGACGATCCGGGCGCAGATGTGTCCGGCGTTGGGAATCGACGGCAGTAAAGATAAGCTGGATTTACAGACGGTCCAGCAGGCCGAGCATGAAGATAAGTTGCGGGCTATACAAGACAGCAAACGGCAGCTTTATGAACGGTATGCGCTTG